CGGGCGGCGCCCTCCTCGGCATCGATGCGGATTTCACCGACGATTCGGGCGGACTGATCGGAGCCGTCGATGGTGACGATGGCGGCCCAGACTCCTGCGGCGGGGCCGGAGCCGCTGGTCCCGGAGTAGGTCTCGTTGGCCATCGGTCAGACCTGCTCAGCGATCAGTTCCCAGCGGTAGCTGGCGGTTGCGCGCTCGCCGGATTCGGTCGGCCGCGATATCCAGGCGGTGATCTGCGGGTAGTAGAGGATCTGGTAGGCCAGCGCGCCGGCGACGGCATCGGCGGTGCCGACGTTGCCGACGAGCGCGAGCGGGGTGTCCTGTACGCCACCATCGGGCATGATCGCCCAGGCCCATGGCTCGTATCCGGAGTCGGAGCGGCGCGCGGTCGGCAGCGTCGCCTGCCGGCTGCCATCGGCGGTCAGCGCGGAGGGGACGGCGACAGCGACAGTCTGCTGCTGGGTGGTGTCGATGCCGGAGAGGCCCGGCGGTATCCAGCCGCCGCCGGAGAAGGTGATCCGCAGCTTTGACCAGGTCGCTTGCTTGATGCCGGCGCCGCCGATCGTGCGCAGGATGGTTTCGCCGCCGAGCCACTCGATGGTTGTGTCAAGGTCGATTCCGCCGCGATGCGGGATGTCGACAGAGCCGATGCGGGCGGTTTTCATCGCCGGCCCCCTTTCGCGAGCGCCGCTCGGCTGAAGTCGCGCTGCAGGCGGTCGAAGTCGTAGGCTTTCATGGAGACCGGGTAGCCGCTGCCCATGCCGGGGAAGTTGAAGATGGCGGCTGCGCGCTGCTCCTTCTGCGTCGGCGTGCGCAGCGGCGACAGCGCGATGCGGCCGACGAGTCCGCCGTCGGCGTAGCCGGGCAGCGCCGAAATGCCGTGGCGGCGCAGGCGCTCGAGGAAGGAGAGCATGCCGCGCTGCTTGACGACTTCCTGCGGCAGCACGTATTCGCCGCGGTGGACGATGCCGGCCGGCGAGAACTTGCCGCCGCGGCCGGTGTAGCCGCCGCGGGCGAAGCCGAGGCCCTGCATAGCTGGGTCGCCCTCATCGAGCGATCCGGCTTTAGCCAGAGCGCCGGTGTCGCCGGTCTGCTTGACCTGAATTTCGAGAACCTTGACCGTGACATCCGGGATCGCGGCAAGCTGCGACTGGATTTCGGAGACGGCCGACTGCGCTTTCGAGATGTCGACTTCGAGCGACATGCCGACGAGCTTCTGCTGCAGCTCGGCGACCTTGGCATCCAGTTGTTGCAGGTGTTGCGCCTGTTGCGCTGCGCGCTCGTCGAGCGCAACAGCTTCCTGTTCCTTGATCTGCGCGCGGGCCTCAGATGCGGCGGCCTCTGCTTCGCTGATCTTCTCGATCAGGCGGGCGCGGTCTTCCGGATCGGCGATGCGATCAACCAGCTTCGATGCGCGCTCGGCATCGCGCGTCGCCTGGTCGGCGAGCTTGGCGGCGTTCTCGGTGCGCTTGTATCCGGCGGCGAGCTTGGCATTCAGCGCGGCGCTGGCTGCGTCGGCGGCGAGCTGGCTCGCTTCACGCTGGTTGAGGAACGCCTGGTCGGCTTCGGAGAGGCCGGCGCGGCGCACGTCGGCGGCCTGGTCCTTGCCTTCGAGCCGCTTGTCGGCGGCGGAGTCGCGCAGTTTGGCGGCTTCGTCGCTGGCTTTCTTGGCTTCTCCGACGGTGGTTTGCCAGGCTGCGCGCATAGCTTCCTGCAGCCGCTGCGCGTCCTTGAGCTGTTCCTCGGTGACTTCCTTGCTCGTCTTCAGGATGTCCGCCGACGCCTTGCCGGCGGCGATCGCGCGCAGTTGCTCGAGGCTGGCCAGCGCCGTCTGCAGCTTCTTCTGCAGCGCCAGGCGCTTTGCGGCCGTTTCCTCTTCCGTCTGGATGCCGGCGGCGGCGTCCTCGCGTTTCTTCTGGCGCTCGTAGTAGGCTTCGAGCTTTTTCAGGCCGTCGATTTCGTACTGCAGATCGATCGCGCGGGCGTCGCTGGCCGACTTCAGAGCCGCGGTCAGCTCGTCGATCCGCTTGCGCGTATCGGCCAGGTTGCTCGCCGCATCGGCCGTGAAACTGCCAGCCGATCCGAAAATCATCGTGTAGAGGTTCACGCCGGACATGCGCCAGTCGATCAGCTTCTCGAGCACCGCATTCAGCGCCGGCAGCAGCGCGTTGCCGATGGCGATGCCGGCCGTACTGGCTGCCTTCTTCATCCGGTCCAGGTTGTCGTTGAACTGCTCGCTGGCCTTGGCGAGGTCAGCGGTCATGACGCCGCCGAGGTCCTGCAGTTCCTGGCCCATCTGCTTGATGGCGTCCGCCCCGCCGGACAGTGCGACGACCAGATCCTTGCCGACCTTCTCTCCGAAAATGGCGATGGCGGCGTTCGTCTGCTCGGCGCCGGCCGGCAGGTCGGCGATGGCGTCGGCGAGGTCGTAGAAGACGTCGATGCCGCTGCGCACCTTGCCGGTGGAATCCTTGATCGAGACGCCGAGCGCGGAGAATTTCTCGACCGCAGCCTTGTTGCCGGACGCGGCATCGCCGATCTCGGCATTCAGCCGGACGAGGCCCTTTTCGAGCTTGTCGGCTTCGACCCCGGAAAGCCCGGCGGCGTACTGCAGCTTGCTGAGGTCTTCGACGGCGATGCCGGTCTTGACCGACAGCTTGCTGAGGGCGTCGCCGGTGTCGATGACCTGCTTCGTCATCGCGGCGAGGCCGGCAACGGCGCCGAGGCCGGCGAAAGCCTGCAGCGAGGTCAGCGCCTTGAGCGAAACCGCCTGCATGCTGCCCAGCTCTTTTGATACCGTCGAGATCGCCTTGACGGCGCCCGATGAATCGCCGCTGATGACGACCTTCGTTTGCGGCAGTTGCGCCATGGATCAGCCCTTGTGTGCCAGTTCGTTCGCCAGCTTGACGGCGGCGAGGTACAGCCGCCACGGGTACTGCAGCAGGTTCGCGTGCCCGTGCTGACTGATCAGGATCGCCGCCGAGCGGTCTAGGTCTGCGACGCGATCGCATCGAGTAGCACGCGGGTTTGGAGCGTCAGTTCCGCCCGCACGCGGAAAAAAAAACCGTTCAGCGCGCGCGCAGCAGCCAGCACCGGCTGCAGAGCCCGCGCCGGATACTGCTCGAGATCGATCACCGGCACGCCGCAGATGTGCGCCAGATCGTCCAGCCCGCAGTCGTCGAAGGCCATCGCGTGCAGCGGGTCGCGCAGCGTGCCGGCGGCAAGCTGCGCGTCAATCTCGACGAACCAAGCGCGGACGTCCGCATACGACAGCTCGCGGACGGTGAAGATGCGGTCGCCGACGGAGACCTCTTGCTGCGCGCATGCGATGCCCACTCGCTTACTCCTGGATCAGGATTTGGCCGTACTTGGAGAAACCCGACGTAACGACCGTGTCGTCGGACTGCACCGAGAAGCTGACCTCGAGCGCGCCGAAGTCGTCGCCGATGAGCGAAACGTTCTGCGCGGCGCCGAGCTTGCACTTCCAGAATTTCACGCTCAGATACTTGTTGTCGACCTCGTTGATGCCCTCGAAGTGGATCGATACATCGGGAGCGGCGGAGATCAGCGCATCGACGCGGGCCGACAGCTTCGGCGTGTAGCTGATGGTGATGCTGTCGCCGCTGGCGACGCTTCCGGTCGTGATCGTGTCGGCGATCAGGATGCCGGCAGGCGATACCGTGTAGTCTGCCGTCAGGATGGTCGTGGCGCCTTTCTTGACCGTCGGTGCGACGGCGGTATCGATCAGCGCCTTGGTCGGCACGAAAGCGCCCGTCACGATCTTGTAGCCGGCTTCGTCGACCACCGGCGTCGCCGACTGCGCGGTGCTGGTGCCCCAGATCAGCCGGGCCAGGTTGTCGGCGGTGAAGTGCCTCAACGACAGCGTGCCGGAGACGTCGGAAATCCGCTTGATCGCAGCGTCGAGACCACCTGCGGCGTTACGGTAATTGAGCAGCGACGCTTCCTCTTCGGAGAAGGAGAAGGTCATTTCCGAGACGTTGCCGACGCGCTTGAGCGGGCGGTTTTCGAAGGTTGATCCGCCGGAGTAGAGCGCCATCGATACCTGGCCCTTGAGGCGGAATGCTTGCATGGTCATTGGTTGGTCCTTTCAGGATCAGGCGGCGGCGAAGTGCGCCGGAATGGAGAATCCGATCGATGTGCGCAGCACGCGCCCATCGAACTGGGTGTCGAGGCCGTCGAGCATCTGCGGGTACTGCATGGGGGCGTACTGCCACGCGAGCAGGGCCGTGATGCCGGCCTCGAGCATGGCCTGCGCCGCGGTCTTGTCTGCCGGCGATGCGTTGGGCAGGTCGGTGTAGACGGAGAAGCTGTAGACGGCGTCGTAGGTCACCGCGTCGCCGCGCACGGCGTCGGCGAGTGCCAGGCGCTCGATGCGAAGCTGGCCGACGACTGGCGCCAAGTTGTCGTCGGCAAAGTCTATGGTGTCGTATGTGCCGTAAACCGCGCTGCCCGGAGCAAGCGCGGCCACAAGGTGCGCGATGATTACCTCCTCGGAAATCATCACGCGACTCCAGCTTTCCGGGCAGTGTCAAAAAAGAGGCTCATCAGGTCGCGCGACAGCAGGTCATAGGCTCGCTTTTGCGCACCAGCCAGCGGCATGCCGGTGCGCCTGTTGTACAGATCAAATGTCTTCGTCATGGTGCCGTCAGTCAGGTCGACACTGACCGGCATTTCCTGTTGCTCGAAGTATCGGCCATCAGAGAGCACGACGATTTTCGCAAGATTGAAGTTGATCCGCAGATTTCTCGTAATCGGATCGATGACGATTTCGGCGCGATTGCATGTGATTCCGCCAGATCCGCTGATGGAGACTTCGCTGATGATGTCGTCGCGGTTCAGAGGCATGACGCTTTCCCTAGTTGATGACGATGAAATTGACGCGCGTCTCGGCGGTCGCCGCCGCGTTTGCGGTGAGTGTGAAACTTCCGGACGCAGAAACGGCCGAAACGGATTTCATCGTCGCGTCGTTGGTTGCGACGGTAGCGACAATGATGCTCGACGCGGTGACGCGGCTGTTGGTGACGACGAGCGATGTCGCGCCGGCGGCAAAGTTGACGCTACCGACCGTCTTGTCGATTGTCTGCGCGCCCGTTGTGCCACTGGAGGTGACGGTCTTGTCGAAGACAATGTCGCCAAAAATCTGCGTCTTGACGTTTGTAGACGCACCAATGACAGTCGTGTTATTGCCGATGCCGGTTGCGTTGTATCCAAACACGTTTTCTGCCGTGATGTTGTTGGCAGACGCTTTCGTCAACGCTCCGACAAATACGCTGTTGCTTGGAGTGGAGAGCGCTGTCGATCCGTTCGCCAGATATCGTCCGGCATCCGATCCAATCGTGATGTTATTGCTTGTGGTCGTGATGCCGCGGCCCGAGTTGAAACCAAACATGCAGTTTCCACCACCGGTCGTCAACGCCACGGCAGCCGACCGGCCAAACGCGCTGTTATTGTCGCCCGTCGTCAGCGCGTAACAGGCCCCGCGACCGAAACTGCTGTTTCCCTCGCCGGTCAGGATATCTCGCGCGGCGCTGAAACCATACGATGTATTGTAGATGCCGGACACGTGACTTCGATGGCTGGCGAGCCCGCAGCTCATGCTCTCAAGCACGCGCGATACCCGCATTTCAAAACTGGATGATCCGGACTCTGTAATACGCATCAACGCTGGCGCGGAAATCAGCGTGACCTGCCTGACTGAGACGTCGTCGACGCGACCGTTGAAATCAGATGTCGGAGTGATGATCAAGGCTACGGAGCCACTGGCGACGGCAACGACGCCTGTATCGAAAGAGGCCGTGAAGGCGGTCGTCGTCCCGGACTCGATGACGCTGGCGGCGCCGATGGCCACGGAAATGCTGCCGGCTGTGCGGTTCGAGATCGTAATGATGATTTCGTAGGTTTGGCCACTCGTCACGGCGACAGTCGTTTCCAGCGTTGCCGTATTTCCAGCTGTGTGCAGCGCTCCGCCTGAAGACCACGACCAGCCGGCGCCGGCAGTCCAGCTTGCCAGATCGGTCGCAAAGGAGTTGTTGCTGACCAGCTCGGCGCCGAGTGTCGCCGTCGATGCGACCGGAGTCAGGAAAACGTATTGCCCAAGGCTGCCGTTGAAGGCGGTTTGTCCAGCGCTCGAAACAGTGCAGGAGAGGTAATTGCTGTCGTCGTATCCGAGCCGCAATTGTTCAGTCGTCGCCAGAGCATGCACCTTCGCGGCAGGCGTCAGCGTGCCGATGCCGAGGCGGTTGTTGGCCTCGTCATACGACGATGCCGCCCCGAAAATGATAGCGCCCTTTGTCGCGTGCGCGGTACTTCTCAGCGTCAAATTCTGCGCGGCCGTCGTGCCGCCGTTGATCGTCTGCCCCCCCGATGCGCCGGCCAGCAGCGGGAAGAGTTGAGCCAGGGCTGCCTTGAGGTTAGCCCATGAGAATTTCTTCAGGACGCTGCTGACGGCAAGCGGGATGAGGTCGACATCCTGCGGCGTCGTGACATTGTCTCCAGCGACGACCAGCGCGCCGACCGTTGCGACTGTTTCCGCCGGCACCAGAGAGAGCACTTCCGTTTGCGTGGTGTACTGCGAGTGCGGGTTGCCGGCGGCGACATGCGCGGCAATGGCGCCATCTGCTGCCGCAGCAACCGCCGCGACATCATCGAGCCGACGCTGGATCGATGCTGGATCGATTGAGCCGGTGATTCCGACTGTGTCCTCGATGGCGACGACGGCTGAGTTAAGCCGCGAGATCGCCGACGAAAGCGGAACAGCCGGGTCGTTTTTCGGAGTCGTCGGCGTCGGGTTGACGAAGGTGTCTTTAGACGTCGGAAATGTGCTCATGAGACCTTCACCAGGCTGACGACCATTTCGCTGAAATTGATCTGCCGCGGATGGCCGACGACGGCATATCGGCCCTGTACTACATTGAGCACGTCGTCTGGCCGCAGTTGTGGCCCGACGACGTAGCGCATGGAATGCGTGGTCGTCATGGCAACGGAAAACGCCTCGATTCCGACCGTGTCGAAAATGCCGACGATCGAGAAGGCGACGCCCTGCGGATCCGCCGGCGTGACGGTCGCCTCCACGGCGAACTCTTCCAGGTCGTAAAACTGCGAGATGTCGCCAGGATCGGCCCACGACGGCCCGATGAAGGCGCCGTCATAGGTCGTCCACGGGTCATCATATGGAGCTGGGTCGTCATAGATTTCGACAGCCATGTTTTATGCCGTTTCGAGAATCTCGACGCGCCGCACAGGACGATCATCGGCCAGCCGCTGCGCGATGTGCGCGTACTTCTGCGCCAGCGCGTGCAGGGTCATGCGCGCGACGGTGTCTGCCCAGTAGCTCGCCATGCACGCCGAGCCCTTGGTCGTGGTATCACGCGTGCAGAATGCGGCGGAGACGTTATGGATGCGGTGGCACGGATGGCACGCCACAGACGCAGGCGCGGTGAGGCTCGCGGTGTTGCGCCAGCCGGCCGTCAGGTTGCGCACCGACGAGTGCGAGAGCAGGATGATTTTCGGCACATCCTCCATGGCGACGACGTTGGCGAATACCGATTCGCTCGCGACGACGGCGTCGACGTGCAGCGCCATGGTGGCGGCAAGTCGCAGCGGCCATTCCTGGCCGACGACGATGCCGTATTCGTGATCATCGACGACCACATCATCGACATCCGGCAGGTTGGCGAGATCACCGACAAGCAGCACATGCACGCCCCATTCGGCCATGATGCGCATGTACTCCTGCGCATGCGGCCAGCTCTTGAACGGGCCGCTGCCGACCGGCGAGAGCAGCACGGCCGGGCCGCGCAGTTTGGCGCGCGCGCGGATCGCCCATTCGCGCTCGGCATCGCTCGGGTAGAAGCGCTGCCGGTTGGCTGCTCCTGGCGGAAGGCCGGCATAGCAATGCACGGTCTCGACGTAGTTGTCATCCATGAGGCGCGCGCGCACGGCGTGCGGCAGGTAGAACGCCTGCTCGCTCTGGTGCGGCAGCAGGCGGCCTTCGACGCTGCCGTGCAGGTTGATCCAGCGGTCGTACTTGACCGCCTCATGACACCAGTACTCGATGGATTCCTCGTCCGTCAGGATGCCGCGCGGCAGGACGCGGAAGGCTGCGATGTACGGGTCGTGCTTGAGGATTTCGACACCGTTCTCGGCGCAGTAGACGGTGACGGCATAGCCGGCATCGTGCAGGTGCGCAGCGACCGACGCCGACCACAGCGCGTCGCCGTTGCCGCCCATGCGGACAAGCCCGGCTGTCTTCTGCGGCCGCGGCGCGCGCCATGGGTGCTGCTGGCCGGCGCCTGCGGATTCCTTGCGGAACACCAGCAAGAACGAATACTCGTCCGCATCGCAGCGGACCTGGTTCTCAAGCAGCGACCAGTCTGGAAACGCAAGCGCGCAGAAGTCGACGATCAGTTCGGGCGTGAAGTCGTGCTTGTGGTCCGGGTTGGCGCCTGGCTGTCCGATGCGCGGGTACAGGTCGGCGTGCGGCAGGTACAGGCAGAGATGGCCGCCGAGCTTGAGCAGCCGCCACCATTCGCGCAGCGCGCCGTGCCAGTCTGCGATGTGCTCCAGCAGGTGCGCCGAGAAGATGTTCTCTGCCGAGGCGTCGGAGAAAATCGGCAGCGCTCCGCCGTCCGGAACGAGCAGATCGGGCTTGATGTACGCGCCGAACAGCTCCGAGTCGCGGCAGTTGTCGATGCCGACCATGTGCGGCCAGACCTTCGCCGGGCCGCAGCCGATGTCGAGGCCGCCGCGGGCGAGGTACGGCAGGACCTGATAGCGGATTTTGCGTGCCTCGTAGCCCTGCGATGTGGAAGCGGTCCAGACCATGTGTTCAATTCCCCCGGATAGCGATGCTGCGTGGCGTGCCGCCCCCGGCGTGGAGGTGCCTCGCCCGTTGGTCCCGCAGGGTAACGGGCGGGCGAGGCAGGGGGGGGAGCACGAGATACCCTTGGTGCCGTCGATCAGCCGGCCAGCAGGTCGTCGATCTTGGAGAAGCAGCCGGGCTGCCGGACGCCGGCGTCCGCGTATTGGTTCAGGGTGATCTTCACCTGGCCGGTGTCGGCCTTGGTGTAAGGATCGACCGTGATGTCGGGTGCCCCGAACAGCCCCAGGATTTCCTCCGACCAGTCGCTGCCGAAGATCGCCGACGAGCAGACCGTCGTCGAGGTGCCCTTCGTGAGGTTGGCCGGAACGTTGTTCGAAACCGCAGCGCGGTAGCCGTTGAGCGGGAAGTCGCTGGGCTGCCAGATGAACGGCAGGTTGGTGGCAAACTGCGTCTGCTTGAGTTTGCCGCGCGTGCGGGTATTGATCAGATAGCCGGCGCGGACGTCCGGTTCGGCGTTGGCGTTGGCACACGCAGACTCGAGATCGACGAAGTGCGACCATGCCGGCGCGAGGCCGTTGGTGCCGCCCACAACCGTGCCAATGCCGGTCGTGTTGCGGATGCCCACGTACTGCGGGCCGGTGCCGTTGCCGTTGATCGCAAGGTTTTCAATGACCACCGCGGCCCCCATCACCAAGTCATCGCGGATCATGTTTTCAATGGCGATTGCCGATTGGATGATCGACTGCTTGCTGGTGACCACGAAGGCGCCGACGCGCTTCGGCGACAGGGTCAGCTCGGCGGTGAGCGGGTTGGTCGAGCTGGCCGAGCCGGTTTCCGTCAGCGTGCCGATGGTGCTGCCGGTGGTCTTGCGCGGGATATCGAGCGTCGACGTCAGCCCACCGAGCACACGGCAGCCGAGCTGGCCGAGCACCAACTTGTTGCGCAGCACGTCTGCAAACAGGTCTCCGCGCAGCTCGGTTGGGACCAGGTTCCCCGCCTCGGTCGTCGTGCCGACGTTGAACTCACGCTTGAAGGCTTCGGCCGGGACGAAGAATCCTTCGGCGCTGCGGCCGAGGATCTTTGCGACGGCTTCCGAGCACTCGCGCTCGAGGCCGGCTTCACGCCAGTCGCCGAGGAGCTGCGCGCGGATGGCGCGGCCGAGGCTGTAGCCGCGGGTTTCCTTCTGCGAGAGGCCGACGGAAACGCCGACGCTGGTGTCGGTGTGGCGCGACTGGATTTTCTCGATGATCGCATCCTTGACGCGATCGACGCTCCAGCCTTCGCGGACCCACTGCTGCAGGTCGTTCGGGCCGATGTAGCGGGCATACTGCGCGCCGATGCTCATGAGGGCGTCACGCCGCTCGATTTCGAGTTCGGCCGGGGTTTTTTCAGGGGTCATGGTCTTGATTCCGGTGATGATGACCGGCGCGGCTGCCGGCTGGGTTGGCTCTGGTTGCCGGGTTTCGCCGGCGACTGCTTGCGGATCGTCGAGGGTCTGCGCGGGCATGACGCCAGCCCGGCCAACGCCGACCGTCGGATCAGCGGGGATCGGCACGATGGATGCCTCGAATGGCGTCCACTTGGTGACGAGGAAGGTGGTCAGCTCCGAGTCGGCGCGCGCGGCTTCCTGGCCTGCGCGCGTGCCGCGGTCCTGACCGGGTTGGTAACGCACGCTGCCGGCCGGCTCGAGGCTGCGCACGGCAGCGCGGAATTCGGCGCCGGTGAGTGGTCGGCACGTCGCGTCGCAGATAAACGCCGCTTTACGCAGGTGCGCGCGGAATTCGTCTCCGGTGAAGGTGCGCATCGGCTTCCACTGCGAGAAGTCAGTTGCGTCGCCCTGATCCGGCCGCTCGATCTCGACAATCTCGTCGACCAGGTAGCCGACGCTGACGAGCTGCCGGATGCCGTCGGCGACGTCCTGGCGGATTTCCTCGGCGCGTTGTGCGCGGGAAAAGCGCGCGGTGACGCGCAGGCGGCGATCTTCGATGCGCGGATCGCTGACGACGCCGATCTGTTCGTCGGTGTCGTGGTTGAGCAGCAGCGGGTGCGCGTTGTCGGCCAGGCGAGACAGGTCGATCGCCTCGCGCTTGTGCGACAGGATCTCGACGCCGAACCAGCGCTCGTAGGGTTCCTCGCTGCTGATGGCCAGTTCGATCGTGCGCGCATCGGCGTCGATCTGCTGCGGGCCTGGCTGGGCGCGGAAGGTGCGATGCAGGATGTTGTTCATCGGGCGGCGGTCGGTTTCGGTGAGCAGTTCGCCAGCAGTTTGCGCAGATCGGCGCGGGCTGTTAAGGCAAAAAATGTCCGCATCACGGCGCCTTGCTGTCCGGATCGTCGGCGGCGACGGCCGGCGTGAGGACGGCCGGCGCGACGGCCAGTCCGGCGGCTTCGAGCTGCTGCTGTTCGTCTTCCAGCTCGGATACGAGGTCGTCGAACTCGACGCCCTGCTCGGCGGTGATGCGCGTGCGACTGGTGAGCCGCGCGGACAGCAGGACCTGGTTTGCCTGGCCGTCCTTGAGCGGATCGACCCACTGCCATCGCCGGCCGCGAAAACTCGAGGAGAGGACGAACTTTTGCAGGCGGTCGGCCGGAAGAACCGATCCGGATTGCGGGAAGGTGATCTGTCCCATCAGCAGCGCCATGGCGAGCCATTCCTCGTAGATCGGCTGGACAAAGCTGCCAATCAGCCAGTCCTGCAGGATCATCCAGGCTTCTCGCTCGGCGAGTTCGGCAATGCGTGCCGAGCTGTAGTTGACGTCGGTCATGTCGCCGGTCAGGTTGTGCGCAGCGACGTCGAGGCCGGCGGCAAGTCCGCGCAGGCAGGCTTTCAAGAAGCCGTCGAAATTGGCATGCGGGTACTCCGGGTTCCACGAGTTGAGGTGGTAGCCGGGCGGCAGCTCGAACATTTCGCCAGCCTCGACGTTGATCTGGCCGAGGCCGCCTGCATTCTTGCTGTCGAACATCATTGACGAGGCGTCGAGGCTGTCTTCGTTGCGCTCGATGGCGGCGATCTTGCTGGCGCCGATCTGCGCGGCGGTGACGGCGGCTTCCTCGAACTTGTGGATGGTCGATCCGCGCAGGATGACGGCGTGGAACCAGGTGACTCCGCGCACCTGTTCGGCCCTGTCTGGCAGGTAGACGTGACACAGGTCTGCGGCCGGGATGCGTTCGACGACGCCTGCGGCCATGGCGAACGATTCGCCGGGGTGCGTGGTGCGGACGTGGTAGGCGACCGGTTTCCCGAGCGTGTCGATCTCGACGCCCTGGCGGATGGCGCTGCCGTTCTGCAGCCGCATGTTCAGCGTGTCGTCGAGGCGGTCGGCCTCGAGGAGCTGCAGGCCGATGCCGTAGGGCAGCGAACGATTGCGGACGACACGGACGAGCGCTTCGCCATCACGCGCGACGGCGCGCACGACGGTGCGCAAAAGGGCGTAGATCGATCGGTGCCGGCCGGTGACGTCGGCGACCTTGCCCCACCGCTCCCAGTGCTGCTCAATGGCGTCGTTCGCCGCCTTGTCGAGCATGGTCGGGCGATCCGAATTGCGCGCGTCGCGCAGGGCGCGGACCTGCAGTTTTGGGTTATTCCGGCCGACGATGTTGATGGCGCAGAGCGACAGAAAGCGCTTGCCGTGTTCGTTGTTGGCGGCGAGCTGGCGCGCGCGGGCGCGCAGAATCGGCAGCGCTCCGTCGAGATCGGCGTTGATCGACCCGGACCAGTTGGCGAGGCTCGATTGCAGGCGGCCGACGGCGGCGCCGGCAAATCCGTATGTACTGGAGCCGCCGCCGGCCAGCGAGGACGCCCAATCGCTGCGCCCCAGCAGCATGCGCCAGGCGATGCCGACGCGATCGCGCAGCCGGGCCGGTGTTCTCAGATCCATGGGCATGGTCTCGTGTTCTCGATCTCAGGTGCGGAACTGGATGCGGCCACGGCTGCCCATGCCGGCGGCGACGCGGGCGGCGTTGTCCTCGGCGATGACTTCCTGCTGGTACGCCTGGCGCAGCTTGATCAGCTCAGGGATGGGGATGTAGCGCATTTGCCGGTCGCCGATGACGTAGCTGGCGACGGTCGGGCTTTTGGTCTCGATCCAGGCTTCGATGGCGGCCAGCGCCTTGCGGGCGTGCGAGCGGGTGTCGAGGACGTCGCTTGCCGATCCGGCGCGCAGGTTTGGCTCGACGGTGACGATGCCGGAGGCGATGGTGTAGGACTCGCCACCGGCGTTCTCGACCCAGGCGGTGCACGCGTAATCGCCGGCGATGTAGCCGCCGGTGGTCGCTGCCGACACGGTCACAGAGTGATCGGCGCCGGCAGCGCTGGCGGCGACCTGGAAGCCGGGCAGGACGTGCGACTTGAAGCGGTACTTGAGCGTCCAGACTGGCGCCGGATAGTCCGGCAGGCTCCTGGTCCAGCGCCATGTATCACCGGCGCGCAGGGAGGATGGTTCGGTCGTCGGGATGTCGGACATCTGCGGCAGAGTCTCGCAACGGGTCGGCGCGCGGCGCGACATGCGCGGCGCGGGAATCTTGGCGAATTGTGGCGACCGTCTGCAGCGGTGTTAAGGCAAAAAACGTCCGCTGCCGGCAGCGGCGCGGTGGTCGGCGATTCAGCGCTTGATGCGTCGGAAGGCTTCCATGGCGGCGATGATGCCGAACGGACCGCCGCAGAGGTAGGCGGCGATCTCAATGCCGCCGGCGTCCGGAGCCAGCTTGAAAAGAACGAGGTTGGCGGTGCCGATGGCAAAGCTGTTGGCGAACGCCGCCCAGCGATGTCCGGCGTTGACGACGAGGCTCTGCAGCCCGAGAAAGAAGACGAGACAGAAGGTCGACGCGAGCAAGGCGATTGCGGTCATTTGCTGCTGCTACTGCCAAGGGTCATGCGGCCGACGCGGCGGACCTGTCGCTCTGACAATCCGAGCGCTTGCGCGGCCTGTCGCGTGGTAGCGGCGGCGGTTCCCAACGTTCCCATGTCGTAGGCGTGCTGCGCCCGCGGCAGTCGAGCAATGTAGATGCGTTCGCCAGCGTACTCGCGGCGAACGAGAATTTCTCCGATGCGGGCGGCTTCGGCGGTCGTCTTGCCTTCGGCGAGCGCATTGGCGATGGCGGATGACAAGTCGTGCAGCATGGCGATTACCTCCATTGTTGTGCATTCCCGATGCGCGCGACGCGCCGCACTCCTGGCGCCTTCGCTGCTTCCTGTTCGCCTGGATCCGCCGGCTGCCGCAGGACTCCGGACAAGCGGTACGCGGCCAGCGCGAGGATGATGCAGTCCAGCGCTTCATTCCTTGGGCGGAGCTGCACCCACTCGGCGAACGGCCGGCCCTGCTTGACCTTGGTACGCAGCTCCTCGGCGGCGATCTGCGCGAAGTATTCGTCGTCGAAGGCTTCGGTCTGCGGGAAGTGCATGTATCCGGGACCTGGTTTTTGCAAGCGCAGGCGGCTGTAGATGATGGCCTTTCCCTGGTCGACGCCGATCGGCTCGACGGGCTGGCCGCGCTTGTTGCGGTTGCGCAGCCGCATGCGGCGCTTGCGGTCGTCCTCGATCAACGGCCGGCCGGAGCCGGGGATTCCCTTGGTCGGGATGGCCCAGGGCCGCTTGGCGCAGAACGCTTGCACCATGCTGGTGTTGTAGCCGGCATCGATGCAGGCGGCGCGGACACGCCACTCAGCGAGGGTGTCGGCGAGGTCTTCCCAGACGGCTGACTGTGCCGTGTCGCCGGGCAGGATCTGGTGATCGAAGATCCATGCCTGCTCGCCTTCGCTGAATGCGGCGATGGTGGCCTCGAGGCGATCCTTCTGCACATCGACGCCGGCGACGACGCGCAGCGGGCGGATGCTGGCGAGGATCTGCGGCGGCTCCCAAGGCTCGACGCGGGCAATCAGCGCGTTTGCGTCGGCGCCGTCGCCATCTTCTCGCCAGACTTCGCCGAGGTAGGTGTTGATGAATGCCTTGAGGCCGGCGGTGTCGGACTGGACATCCAGCCATTTCTGCGCGATTTTATGCCAGGTCAAGCCGAGTCCGACTGGGGCATACAGGGAATTGATGTGGTAGCCGCGCACGAGACGGACAGAAGGGCGCTCGGCGATCCAGCGGCCATCCTCGAGCATCTGCGGTTTGGCGCCTTCGCGAATCTCGACTCCGCATTCCGGGCAGACCATCCATGCGTCGATGACGATCTTCCGCTCGCTGGCGGATTCGCCGTCGCGCTCCGGCGCGGTGGCCCACTTGAGGTTGCGGCGCTCGAGTACGTGATAGGTGCCGCAGTCCGGGCAGGGGACGTGATACCGGCGGCGGTCGCTGATTTTGTAGGCGTTGTCGATGCGCGAGAGGCCATCGTTGGTCGGCGTGCTGATCAGGAGCGTCTTCGCCCGGGTGAATGTGCGCTGCCGGTTCTCGATCAGCGTCATCGGGTCTCCTTCGCCGCCGACGTCCCACTTGTAGGCGTCGACTTCGTCGCAGATGACGTAGGGCAAGTGATCGCTGCGCAGACTGTCGGCGCTGTTGGCTCCCGCTTTGATGATGCGGCAGTCGGCGCCATACTCGAGGATGTCGGCGCGGTTGGCGCTGCTGCGCGCGGCGCTGCGCACCATGGAGTCCAGCGCCGGCGACTGCTTGAGCATCTTGGCCAGGCGTGGGTTGAACGACCGGTCGCGCAGCTCGAGCGACGGGAGTACCACCATCATGTCGCGGTTGCCCAGGTGCTGCATGACGTAGCCGACCCAGTTGAACATGGCTTCGGTGCCGCCGACGCCGGCCGACTTCTCGAACACGACGAGGCGCGCCGGGCTGTGCTCTGAGAGGTCGTCCATGATGTCGCGCAGGTAGGGCGTCAAGGCGGTTCGCCACGGGCCAGGGGCATTGGTGCCGCTGGTCAGCATGCGGTGTCGGTCTGCCCACTGCGAGACAGTGAGCAGGTCGCGCGGCTTTGCGCCGCGGCGGAAGCGGGCGCCGAATTCGGGCAGCGCAGCGGCGGCGCGCTCGGCTTGCTCGCCGATTTCGGCGAGCACCTGGTGGACTTTCTCGGACAGCGCGTAGTGCGCTGAGGTGTCGTCGCGGATGCCGGCGACGGCTTCGTGCAGGCGGGACGGGAGTGCTTCGAGCGCGGCGAGGACGACGCGGCGGACGGCGATCGCGGCGGCGTGTAGGGCGCCGGCAGTGCAGGTGGCCGAGCGCGCGCGCTCGAGGTCCTGCTCGGCCTGGCTGGCGAGCAGGCGGGCGCGGGTGGTTTGGGCGTCGGTCAGGGTGGGCATCAGAATTGCTTGTCGCTGCTGACGGTTCCTTGCATCAGCAGCCGCCATGCTCTTGCTGCACACGGCGGAACCTGTCCGTTTCCAATGGCTTTAAGTCTGTCCACCCGAGCGGCCACCCCATCAGCCACTCGACCCACGGCGGGTTCAGTTGTCCACCAGCCTTCTCGCCATCCCTCAACAACGCCCCAGGGATGCTTTTGCGCTTCACCTGCGAGAGCGGAAGCGTGCAGCTCTTGCTGTCGTTCACCGTCGGCGTTGGCCAGCAGCTTCGGGCCGTCCTTCCGCCGCTCCGCATGTGGTGCGCCTGCGTGTTGCTCGCCGGTGGCGTTGGCAACAATCCAGCATCGTTCGCGGTGGTGGGGCGCTCCAACATCTGAAGCTCCGACAACACCCCATCGCGCATCGAACCCCATTTCGGCAAGATCAGCGAGCACGCGGACAAGTCCTCGTCCCACAAGGAGCGGTGAGTTCTCCACGAAGACGAATCGCGGTCGTACCTCACCGATAATTCGCGCCATCTGCCCCCACAGTCCGGAGCGTTCGCCGTCGATTCCTGCGCCCTTGCCGGCAGCCGAGATGTCCTGGCACGGAAAGCCGCCAGAAACCACGTCAACAACTCCACCCCAAGGCCGTCCGTCAAAGGTGCAAACGTCATCCCAAATCGGGAAGGCCGGGAGAAGGCCGTCATTCTGTCGCTGGGCAAGAACGCTTGCGGCGTAGGGCTCGCGCTCAACAGCGCAGACCGTGCGCCATCCGAGCAAGTGCCCGCCGAGTATTCCGCCACCAACGCCCGCGAAAAGAGCCAACTCATTCATCATCGCTTCGCGGTGGCGATCGCCTTTTCCAGCGACGCCTTGAATGCCGCCGGAAACGTCTTGGCGACTTCTGCATCCGCGATCTTCTCGAGGTCGAACTGCTGGCTGTACCGGCCAAGAGACGCGAAGACAAACCATTGCTCGATAGCGCTTCCTGCGGCGCTGTCGATGCGGCGCCAGATTCCAGGCGCGAGGTGCGCGGCGGCAGGGTCTCCTGCCTGCACCACAAAGAAGCCAATCTCCTTTTGTCCTTTCCCTCGTCCTGCTCTGCGGTACGACCGCAGGTTGCGCAAACCCCGCTTGCTCGCGGCCAGAATGCCGACCATTTCCTTGATCTCTGCCAGCTTGATGTTGCCGCGGCGATCGAGCGGCGCGCGGCTTCCCGGTACGATCTGCTGCCCGGACGGCAGGATGCCGATCTGCTCGAGCCATCCTTCCAGGCGCTTGAAGCGGCGCACGCCACCGCGGAACAGGTGGCCGATGGCCTGCTCGTAAGGCGTTCCGCCTGCCGGCGCGGTCTTGAGGCCGACGACGGCCTGCTGCTTCTGCTTGTTCGGCGGCGTGACATGGAACGCGCGCAGGGTGTAGGGCGTCGGTCCGCCGGCGATGTCGCTGCGCATTTCGGCCTGAATTCCCCGGTTGACGGCGTGGGCGCTGGCGGTGAGCGCAACAGCCATGGCGAAAGGGATCTGCGATCCATAGCCGCGCAGCGCGGCCGTCAGCGCCGGCAGGTTTTCGATGCGCGCGCTGATCATGGCTGCAGCCCTTTCTTCTGCGGCCGGGCGCAGAATGCGCCGCCTTGGCGCGCGGCCTGGTCGCTGGTGCGGATGTGCGCGCAGGGCGCCATCGGGGTGTGCATGCGCTGGCACCATTCCATGATCCGGGCCGGCCGTTTGGCTTTGCGGTAATGAATGCAGCCGGCGGCGGAGCAGGGGTGCTGCGGTTGTGCGTGGTGCGTCATCTGGCGTCCTTGATGTGGTCCGGCCGGCGCGCGGAAAGGAGTTGATCGGCGGTGTAGCTGGCCGATGGCGGCGGCGGACGGCGCCCGAATTCGCGGCCGGATTCGCGGGCGTGGAAGTCAGTGCCGCCCGCTTGGGCGTTGCGCAGCGCGGCGGCGACGGCGGCGCCGTAGCCGGCGGCGCGCAGGTCGTCGATGAAGGCGGCGACGGTCGGCATGACGGAACGCAGGGAGCCGGGGCAGTTTTCAGCTTTCGATGGCATATGCGCTTTGTTCCAGCTTCTCGGCGACTGCCAGCAGGGTCGTGGCGATGTCGCACGCCGTCCGGCGACAGAGGATTGCTTCCTGGAGCATTTCCCCGTAGCCGATGATCTCGATGGAAATCTGCCACAAGCGCGCCGCGGTCATCATGCAGGAAGAAAGCCCGGGAAACGGGTGAATTTCCTTGCCTTGCGCCTGGTTCTTCTGCTCAACATTGTCGGTGCCCGGTTTGGCAGATTCGTCGCAGGACCGGGCGGCTTGCTGCGTGGAGTGCCCAGCTGTTGCCGTGCGGGCGGCATCTGCCATGCCGTAGTGTGTCGGTTCGCTATCGGACGAGACGGCCACCATCCCAGAAGCACCGCGCAGACCGCCCCAGCAGGAGACGGGATAGAGCAGGTGGCTGTGCGTTCCGCACAAATCGCAGTTGCCGACGCGGCGATCTGCTGCGGTGGCGCCCGCTGCCTGGTGCGCGCCATGCTGTTGCCCGCAGACGGCGCAGATGTACGCCCGGCGTGTTATCCCGTCGCTGGCGATGACCATGCCGGTTTCTACCATCCGATCGATGTTCGCTTCTTCGGTTACGCGGCGGGTTGCGGTCTCTGCATTCATGATGCCGACTCCTTCGTGGTGGATGTTTGCCGCAGGCGACGCAGTGCCGCAGGGAAGGTGGCGCGCGCGGCGCGGCGCAGCCGGGCGCATTCGGTTGCGATGAGTCGCTGCCGGTCGTCTGCTCCGTGGTGCGCAGCGATCGGCGCGGCGAGCTGGTCGACCAAGCGCTCGAGCTGCGCCCGCAGCGCGCTGCCGATGGCTTGCGCTTCGTTCAGCACGCGGTCGCGCGGGTAGCGCGCATGCGTCGCGAGTTCCATCGCAATGGTCAGGCTGGCGTTCTCGGCAACCAGCTTGGCGATGCGGAACGCCTGCATGGTGCCCGGCGGCGCCTCAGATTGGTCATGCGCGCCGCTGGCGGCGTTTTCCTGTTCGGCAATGGCGTCGTCCGCGGCGGTCGCAGAAATCGCCATGTTGGCGCACGCAGCCGGAACGACGGGGCGCCTGTTGGCGTCGATGCGGGCGGCGACGTCCGGCCGGCCACCGTGCTTGCTCCGCTGCCAGTCGGCAAGGGCCTGCTCCGGGTCGATGAGGCCGTCGGCGCTGATCTGTAGCCGGCCGGCGGCGATGGCGCGGCTGATTGTCGATCGGTTGACGTTCAGGAGCCGGGCGAAGGCGGAAGGGGTTATCAAGGCGCTGCTGTTCTTCATTTTCCGTATCCGATAGAAGAACCAAGAGGCGCGCGCGCGATGCGGCCGTACCGCACGTCCGCACACCTGCCCGCACACGTGACCGCACGCCTGTAACCCGCATAGATAGGCGTACCGCACGGCCGCACGGGTGTACACGCGTCTACGGGAAAGTTTCGAGCGCGCGCGTTGACGCGCGTGTCTTGTGTGTCGCACGCATACGCACGAGGTTGCAAGGTGTGCGGTGCGTGCGGTTGCTGGAAAATCAATGACTTAAGGTGTGCGGTACGGCGTGCGGCAAGCCGTGCGGAAGCGTCATGCCGTGCGGTCACGATGCGTCCCCGAGCGCTTGGGCCATTCGGAAAAAACAGTCGGTCAACCATTGCGTTTCGGTCTGGTCGCTGGCACGGCGGAAGTCTTCGCAGCTCCTGGCGGTCGCTTCCATGGTCTCGGCGGACGGCAGGACCATGCGAACGCGGCGCGTCGATCCGCTGTGGGTGGCAGTGTGGAATACGTCCTTGTGCGTCAGGGTCCATCCGCGCATGCGCGACACTTGGCTGGATAGGTGCATGTGCGCCCGCGGTTTCTCGCCGCGCGCAACGCACCAGCGGCCGTATGCAATGTAAAGCTGACCGCTCGAGCAGGGCGCGCACGGCCAACCGGTTTCCAGCGCCGCCCAATCGGAGAGGAAGCGCTCGGTCGATGATGCCGAGAGCTGTTGCACAGCAGCTTTGGCAGCGGTCATCGGCGGCTCGGTGTGCTCGTTGAAGTCGCCGAGATCGAGGTGCAGCAGGTGATGATGCAGCGCTTCGACGGCGCCCCTTACCAGAGCGCCGCCAAGGCTACGATAGAAGGCTTTCGAGAGCTTTGGCGGCGTCCATACTACAAAATGCCGGCGGTCGCCGAATTCGATCACCTGCGGCTGCAGCTCGTTCGATAGGAACACAATGTTGACGTGGTTCCGCTCGTCGTGCGCCGCGACCTGCTTCGGGTTGATCCTGATCCACTCGCCGGTGATGATGCCCTTGAGTTTGTTTTTCAGGTAGTACAGTTCGTTCCTGGCAACGACTTCATCCGCCACAAGGAACAACCGCCTGCTCGCCCAGTCGTTGAACTTGTCCTCGACGGCGGACTGGTCGATGACCCGGCCATAGTCGCCATAAATCCGCTTCACCGCCTCAAAAAATATGTTCTTGCCGGCCCCCTGGTCGCCGTGAAAGATCAGCGTCGATCGCATCTTCGCGCCCGGATACTGGATCGGGAACGCCAGCCAGCGTAGGACGAACTGCAGGCACTCAGCGGAGTTTTCCTCGCCGCTGCACAGGAACTCCAGCAGCTCGAGCAGCAGCGAGCAATCGCCAGCCTTTGGCGTCGTCGGCCAGCCGCCCCAGAGGTTGCAGCGCACCGCAGCATCCTTCTCGGTTGGGTCGAATCCTACTTCGGACAGCCGGGCGATTTGCCGGCCCGGGTGCTGCTTCCATTCGCGCGACGCGTGGTCCGGCAGCAAAGCCAGAACGTCGGCCTTTGGCACGAGAGCGTGTTCCTCCGCGTCGAAGTAGCAGCCGTTGGCGCCATAGACCAGCACCCACTTGTCGACCGCTTCGTCCAGGGTGTACAGCGGTTTCAACGCTGGCCGCTGCGCGCTTGCCCCTTCTCCCCCACTCGACTCCTGCGCCAGGACACGCGCATCTGAACGTCGTGATGCCCAGCCAAGCGCCGACAGGGAGGCCATCACCTGCGCAGACACCATGTGCAAGCCGCCATCGGGCATCGTCGCCAGGTCGTTGAAGTCGGTGGCGCCCTTGTGCGTCTTGGTCGGCCGGTCGCCCGGGAAAACCGGAATGCACACGCCACCTTTCACCGCCAGCGCCGCCTTCTGCGCCTCGGCGATGCCGACGTTCGGCTTGGGCTTGTCCTCGATCAACCGCCAGTCGTAATCGTCGTCGGCGCAGAACAGCAGGCGCACCCCGCGGTGTGCCTTGGCGATCGCCTGCGACACTGGCGATAGGTTGTTGGCATCGAACGCCACGACAACCGGCAGACCGGTCGCCTGATGCAGCGTCGCACCAGTGGCGAAGCCCTCGCAGACAAGAACCACAGCGCCCGGATACGGAGATCCACCGATCGGGAAGAAATGCTCCCGCTTGGCGGCGCCGGCCGGCGTGAAATCCTTGTCACGCCCCTTGCGCCGCTTGATCTCCGGGTCTGAGTAGATGACCTGCAGGCAGCGAATCCGACCCTTGGCGTCCATCGCCGGGACAACCAAGTTCCCGCGCTCCGACACGCGCGCCCCGAACAGATCGCCAGGCGGCAGCCCCTTGCGCACAAGGTATTCGCTTCGCCCGCTCGGCAGCATGCGCGCCCACCATCCGGACGCCTTGCCGGCCAATCGATCCAGCTCGAGCGCCCGCTCCGCCGCCGCATCGCGCGCCATCTGCTCATGCAGCCGCCGCATCAGAGCAATCTCTTCGGCAGACATCCGCGAAGCATCAGACTTCGCGATCGCGACCTTGTGCGCCTCGTGCTCATTGCCGCGCCAGATGCCGAACGCACCGACGATCAGGTACTGGCCAGGCTGCGACGACATCGGCACCGAGTGCAGCCGATACCAGCCACGATCCTTGCTGCCCTCCCCAGCAACCCGACACCGAACGAACCGACGCGTATCCAGCTCCAGCCGCCCAGGCTCTTTCAACACCAGCCCGGATGCCGTAATCTGCCCGACAACGGCGTCGTAGTTCACCACGACCGCGTTGCCCTTGTCACACAAGCATCACCTAGCGCCATGTCGCGTCTCGCATTACCCGATAGCGAGCGCGCAGGGAGGACCCGCTCGGTTACTTGGTGGCGCTGTTGTTGGAGTTGGGCGCGCGCACCTCTGCCCCAGGTGGGGACAGGGAGTGACGCATGCTTGATGGCTATCAACGCTTGGCCTGACTGGTGGTGCGTCTCTGGTAGTCGTCGCGGCAGTCGGTGTCGCAAAAGAGGTTGCCGACTGGTAGAGACGCCTCGCAGTTGTGGCAGCGGTGGCAAGGAATGAGGGGTTGGTGTTGCGCGCGCGCTGCGGCAAGGGCACGCTGCAGGTGCAGGGCTTCGGCCTGCTGGGCGAAGTCGACGATGTCGCTCATGCTGCGGGCCTGATGGCAGCTCGGGCACTGATGGTCTCGATCCTCTGGCCAATGGCCCTGAGGTCTGTGGTCGCGCGGATGAAGGCTTGCTGTAGCGCAGCCAGCTCTTCGGGGTCTGAGGCTGGCCGTGGCGGCTCGTAGCCGGCGCCGGTGGCGAGGTAGGCCATGGTTTCGTGATGGCCGGCGATGCGCGCTTGGCGCAGCAGCCAGCAGACTTCGGACGGGGCGAAGTGCTGGCGCCTATCGACGTTGAGGCAGTCGGCAACGCGGCTCGCAGCCTGCTCGAGCGGCAGTGATGGGAACAGCTTGGCGCCAACCGGTTTGCTTCCGCCCAATGATCGGACTGCGTCCCTGAGCGCGTCCTCGATGTTTTCGTACATGGCTGCCCCTCTTGCTGGACCTTGTACGTGGCTGTCCGTGATTCTCGTACAGCCACGTACAAGGAGACGGTTACGCTGAAATCAGCGGATCGAATCCCGAAAAGATCGCCGGCAAGCAGCGCACCGCCTGCCGGCGAACGAAAGCCAGCATGACGCTGGCGAGGAGAACACATGAAACCAGCCGCACCATCAAGCAGCCTCGGCGATCGCCGGCACATCATCTGCCACGGATGGACGCACTGTCCTGCGATGCAGAGCAATGAGCCTGTCGCCAAGCTCCCAGGACGGCGACAGCCGCGCACCTCGAGCAAGAGCCGAAATGTGACTCTGCCCAGTGCCGCACGCCTCGGCTATCTGACTCTGGGTCATCGACGCCTGAAGCTCCCTGATCAAGTTTTGCCAATTCATACTGCCATTCTAAGCGCAAATGCGATCAGTTTGCAAGCGCCCTTGCACTAATTCTTTCAAGCACAATTGAGCTATGGATAATCTGTCTTCCAGACTGAAGGCCGCCAGGGAAGCCAAGGGTCTGAGCCAGGCCCAGCTCGGCAAGATGGCCCACTGTGGCCAAACCACCATTGCCAGTATCGAGAACGGGCGAAACAAGGGCTCTACTAAGCTGGCCGCCCTGGCGGAAATCCTCGGGGTCGAACCGCTGTGGCTGGCTGAAGGGGCGCGGCCCCAAGGAACGGCTGGTGCAGTACCAGGCCAGCACGCCGCGCATAGAGTCGCCGCCGGTGGTGCGCATGATGCTGCCTGACGATGCGCAGGAAATCGCCGAGGTTGTCCGCCTGATGCGCGCCACGGACGATCTTGGGCGCTGCCTCGCACTCGGAGCAGTGCGCGGCGCGCTCGCCAATCACCACCCAACCATAAAAAACCATCGTGTGCAGTGATCGTACTGGCAGAGTACCGCAGTTTCATGGTGCCGCATCCCGCCGGCTGAAGCGGTGCGGTTTGGCACAACTCGCCGCGATGGTGGCTTTTGCCTGGCCGGCTGAGGCTGCCGACATGTACAAGTGCGTCGATCAGTCAGGCCGCACCGCCTACGCTGAGCGGCCGTGCGGCGAGACAGCGAAGCGGCTCGATCTTGCCGGCGATGCTGCACGCCGGCGCGCCGAAGAAGAACGCAAGTCGGAACTGCTGAAGCGACAGGAAGCCAGCAAACGAGCGGAAGCCGCCGCCAGGGACAACCGATCGCCCATTCGAACCTTTCAGCAGCAGAGGGAGCGCTGCGCGGCCCTTCGTTTGCTGGCGCTGCAGTCGAACGCCGAGGCCAGCGCGTATGACTCCTACGTGTTGCGCGACAAAGCCAGGCGCAGACAGCGCGCCGCCGAAGCGCTGCTTGCTGCCGAATGCATGTAGGCATTTTTTTGCACTGATCTAGCGCAAATGCGCTTGACATCGGTAAGCGCATTTGCGATGATTGCCGCATCGACACACCACAGGAGGGAAACGAGCGATGCGACGGGCAATCTGCAACCAACTGGTCCAGCGAGCATTGCGCGATGCGCAGGCGGCGCTGCAGGCTGGCAACCAATCGGCACTGCGGCTGGCGATCGCGGCGGCGCATCTGTGCATCGAGGAGAACTTCCTGCTCGAGCTGCAGGAGAACATGCGCGCCGAGCATACGATCGAAGTGCTGCGCGACTGCCTGCCTCCGGCGGACTCGCAGCGCGAGCAGCGGCTTGCGCACGCTGTAGCGATGCTGAATGCCGGCGAGGTGTCGGCATGAGCAAGAAGGCGAAGAAGTGGAAGAAGCACGTCGACGTCGTCGAGGCGCAGGCCATCAGGTACGTGGTGGTCACGCCGACGACCTGGCAGATTCACCGCAACGACGAAAGCCCCGCCGAGCCGGGCGTCACCCAGGTGCGCATCAACGAAACCGACGGGATCCGGACACTGCACATCGACCAGTTCGGCGAGACGATCTCGTTGACCGAAGACGAGTTCGAGATGGTCGTCCAGGCCGGCGCACAGGCATTCCTGCAGAGGTGGCCGGAATGAACGCGGATACTCGGCTGGCAGTCCACCCTGAGGAAGACGAGGCTTTTCTGTCTTCTGCCAAGCGATCGACAATCCGTTTTGTTCTCGAAGGCCAGGTTGCGGCACCAATCATCAACGCGATTGATGATCTCAATGACGCAATTGACACGCTGCGTCACATCGGCGCTCTGAATGCAATTCCTTCATGTGCCAGGCGATCCACCATCGGGCCTGTTCTCGAAGGCCACGTTACTGCGGGGATGCTGAACGCTCTGGCTGATCTGAACAGTGCAGTCGACACTCTGCTTGCCTTGGGCTGGAAGCGCGCCATCTATTCGGCCGTCGACGGCACCGAAGCCCTGGCGATCGTTCGCGAGTCGCCATCATTGCCGATCAAGGCCACTTTCTGCGGCGACTGGGATGGCTCCTGGTTCGCCGAACTGGTTGACGGAGAGATGACGCCGATTCAACCGTGGCTGCTTCTGCCACTCGGGAGGGGGTGACGATGCGCAATCCACTTCAGACGTGGTCTTTGACCGCTCGGGTCGTCAAAGCGTGGATTCTGCTGCGCTTGGCCGAGATGCATCTGCAAGCCATCATCGACCTGATCAATCGCGACATCGGGCAGCCGATGGCGCACGAACAACGGCGTGCCATGCTGCTGCGGCGGTGTTTCGCCGAGCACGCGGCTGCTGTTCGCCGCGCGGAATACCTGGTGGCCGTTGCCTGCAACAAGTCGAACGCGGAACCGGCTGCATGCATACGCCGCCGCGCGAGGTGCGAGGCATGATGAATCCGTGCGACATCGGAGCATCGGCCGACGTGTGGTTGCTGGCTGCGGTCTATGCGGCAGCGATCATGGTGCTTGCAAGGGCGATCGCCTACGGCATGGGCGATGAAGACGACCAGGACGACGACAGGCTGTGAGCACACATAGCTATGGCCGCAACGTCACAGCGGCATTGATCAGGGACCTGGTTGCTGCCGGAGCGGACGACCGAAACAAGCTGTACGCTGCCCTGCGCGCGCACTTCGCCAACACCAGCTTGCCATGGAACAAGGGCAAACTGGCAACGATCGACGCTTGGGCCAGGCTCGCGGCCGATAGCGGGGCAATCAACCTGGTCGCCGTCGGAGAACGGCCGAAGTACCGGGCACCGGCGAGCAGCGGCGCACCGACATTGACGACGTACCGCTACATCGCCAACCCATTGGCAGACGTCCATCCGCCGGCAAAGTGCCGTCTGCGGCAGGCCACGTGGGGAAGGGATGCGACCGCCTCGACGATCTGGCAGGCGGTTTCAGACGGCGCAACCGACCGGTTCGCGCTGTCCTTGTGGATCAACGCGCTACTGGATGGCGTCTGCCATCCCATCCGGCCGATCAAAGCCGAGCAATGGGCGATGTATGCCTGTAAGGCTGGAGCAATCCGGAGAATTCCGCAGCAGGCAGGAGAGGAGCCCTACATTCATCGTCCGGGCGAGTATCGCGCACGATTTCACCGATTCGAGGTGGCGAAACTTCCTGAGCCGGAACCGGAAGCGCCGCAGGGGATCGACGCCTGCACGGCAATTCTGGAGCATTTCAACCTGATTCCCACTGCCGTACCGCCGTCCGGAGTCGGCCGCGTGCATCTGTGGGATATCGAACTGGAGGACGAAGCAGGATGAAATGGAACCAGCAGCACACAATCATCGTTGGCCCGGCCGGGTCCGGCAAGAGCCTCAGGGCGCACGAGCTGGCGCGGGAATGCGGCGAGCAGCATGCGGGCATTCGCTGCATTTCTGTTGGCCAGGTGCTCGACCTGTACGGGATCGAGCTGGCGATGCAGGACGAGCCGGCGGTGCTGATTATTGAGGAGGTGGAACCAGGGTCAGCGCGGGTGTTTGATTTTCTCTCCCAGCTCGCCTGGCAGCCGACGTGGACGCTGCAGCGAAAAGGCCAGTGTCCGAAGCGCGTTGCTGCGCCCCAGATGATCGTGACGGCGCAGGCGCTGCCGTCCGGATGGTCGGCCCCGGACCACATCTGGCGGGTGATCGAGCTGGATGGCGCCGGCATGGTGGAGGCGGCCTGAGATGTCAAATCGCGAGAAAATCATGCTGTTGCTGTGGTTTCAAGGGCCAAAGACGAGCGAAGAGATTGCCGAGCACATGGACATGACGTGGGCACCCATGTTGACGGGTGATGTGCGCGCCGTGGTCAAAGAAAAGCTCGTTTATCGGGCGTTCGAAGACGGCAAGGCGGTGTACGGCTTGACAAGACCTGGACGCGACTACTGCATGCGCAACTACCGGGCCAGATTGCAAAGCGCCGGCGCTGTTGTTGATGCGACGGCGGAAGAGGAGGCGCAATCTGCTGATGCTCCGTCTGAAGCTGGTGACGCAGCGGAGCAAGATGCTGTGGTAGAAACGACTGATCGAGCGATCGAGGAAACCGCGGCAGATATCATGCTGGCTATCGTGCACGACCACCCTGAGCTGGCGCAGCGGCGAATGATCGAGCTGCCAGCAAACTGCGATTTTTCCGCAGAGGCGATTCGGATCGCAGCAGAAGATCCACTTGGCCGGCCGGTTTCCGTTTACCGCCTGCAGCCTGTCGGCCAGACGCGGCGGCATGTTGTGTTCGAGACTGCGTGATGGGAATTTCGCGCCTGCTGGTTGAGAAGGAAATCCGCCACTTCCACTTGTTCTGCGGTCTTGGCGGCGGAGCCAAGGGGTTCAACCAAGCGCAGCAGCCTCGGGTCGGCCGCTTGCGGACGGTCCCGCTTGAGCGCCGGGTTAGAGCGCGGTTGATACGGATATAGAAATGGCACAGAGACTCGTAATACGCATGCAATCGCATGAGATTGACTGCGGAATGTGCGGCGTGAATGACAACCAAGACCATCCGGACGACAGGAAGGCGGTGCCGATCTGGAACGGCGAGCAGACCACCAGCGACGGCGAGTGTGACGGATACGAAGCCGTGTGCGCAAAGTGCTATGGCCGATGGGACGCATGGGATGAGCGAATGAAGCGCCATAACGTTTGAGCTAACCGGCGACCGCTTGCGGGCGTCCGGTTGAGCGACCTGTTGTACGGCACACGCGCCGCTGCTGAAAGGGTTTTGAATGGCTGAGAAAGTAGTGATCGGAAACGCGGAACTGTGGCACGGCGACTGCCGCGAGGTGCTGCCGCTGCTGCCGGCCAGCGTGGCGATAGTGAGCGACCCGCCCTATGGCATTGGCTACGCGCATGGCGGCGGCGGGAACAGCAAGGAATGGCGCGGGCTGTTGTCGAAAGACCGCAACGCTGCGCCGCTGATCGGGGATGACGCGCCTTTCGACCCGGCGCATTTGCTGGGATTCGACCCCGTGATGCTGTTTGGTGCTGACCATTACTCTGAGCGCCTACCGCGCGGCCGGTGGTTGGCCTGGGACAAACTGGCCGGCAAAGACGGTTGGGATGACTTCTCCGATGTGGAATACGTGTGGCACAGCAAGCCAGGCGCCGCGCGCATTTTCCGGCTGATGTGGAAGGGTCTTTGCCAGGGCGCGGGAAAGGACAAGGGTGTCAGGCGCACGCACCCGACCCAGAAGCCGGTGGCGCTGATGGAGTGGTGCATTGAGCAGGCCGGTCGCCCTGCGGTGGTGTGCGATCCGTACATGGGAGCGGGCGCGACCGGAGTAGCGGCGATGAACCTCGGCCTGCGGTTCGTGGGCGTCGAGATTCATCGCCCGTACTTCGATGAGGCATGCCGGCGCATTGAAGATGCCCAGCGCCAAGGCTCGCTGATCCCGCTGGAACAAACCCCTGTTGCCGAACAACAGGCGATGGACCTGTGACGTACAACGCAAAGCTAACCGGACAAGGAGGCGCTACATGCGCAGCAGAAACGAGATGATGCCGCCCGCCGACGCGGGTCCGGTTGAGCGACCTGTTAGGCAACGCGAACCGAGCGCGCATGTTGCTTGGTGCCGCTACGTGACGAAGCACGAGAGGCCGACGCGCATTGTGCTGTGCGACAGCGATGCCGAAGGCGCCTTCCCTGTGTTCCGCCGCCCGCACGATGACGAGTGCACGAACGACCTCTATGCCCGCAGCGTCTGCGAAGGAATGTGGGCCGACAAGTGCGACGACGTGATTGCGCTGGTGGATGCGCTGCGCGCCGTGTACTCATTGGCGGGCGAAAGCCGCGACGTGAAGCGCATCGTTCATGAGGCGATTGCGAAGCACGGCGGGCCTGAAGTTGCCTAACGCCTGAGATAACCGGAGCGACGCGGCTTTATCGCGGCGCGTCCGGTTGATTGACGGGTTATCCGGCACCCGATGAATGCCCGGCACCACCGCATGCCGCTTTTGACCATCACCGCCGCAGCCACCCAGCTCGCCACCTCGCGCCGAACGGTCGAGCGCGAGATTGCCGACGGAAAGCTGTCCGTGATCCTGGTTCGCGGCAGCAGGCGGGTTGCGCAAGAAGACCTCGACAGCTACATTGCCCGCTCGAGGAGGGGCGAGCAATGGCAGTCTACAAGCGCGGCGACCGCTGGCACTACAGGTTTCAGGTCGGCGGCAAATCGTTCTCGGGAAGCGCTGGAGCAGGCGCTACACGATCTGCGGCTGTCCAGCTCGAAGCGCAGCGCCGAGCGCAAATCGCAGCGGACAGCGGCGCGCCGGCTTGGCACTCCATTGACGACGCGATCGTTAGATGGCTGCGAGACTACGCCGGCCGGCTGAAGGGCGCATCGTCGCTGCAGAGCAAGGTGCGGGCCGTCGTGCAGCACACGCACGGCTCTGACCTGTTGGAAATCGTCGAGGTGGCCGCCAAGGTCCGCGCGGCCGGAGTGGCTGCCAATCTGTCTGCCGCCACGATTAACCGCCGTTTGGCGATCCTGCGCCGGGTCGCGAATCTGGCGCACGAATGGGGCTGGCTACAGTCGCCGCTCGGGCAGCGGATCAAGCTGTTGCCGGGCGAGAAGGCGCGGCACGTCTACCTGTCGCCGGATCAAGTCGAGCGCCTGGCAGCAGCCTGCAGCAATCCGGCATGCGCTCTTGCGATCCGCCTGTCTGCGCGCACAGGACTGCGCGAGACTGAGGTGCTGCGCGCCTCGACAATCCGTGACGGCTGCATCGAGGTAGCCGCCGAGACCGCGAAGTCCGGGCGACCGAGGCTTGTTCCGGTGCCGCCCGACATGCCAGGATTGTCCCTGCCGATCGGCATCACCTATCACCAGCTCCGCCGAGAATTCGAAGCGGCCCGAGCCGCAGCAGGACTGCCGCACGTGCGATTCCACGACCTGCGCCACACCGCCGCATCGTGGTGGCTCGGTACGGGCTCCAGCCTGGCGACGGTGCGCGACCTGCTCGGCCACTCCTCTGTCGCCGTCACGTCCCGGTATCTGCACCTGCTGCCAGGCGATTTGACGCGAGGCGCCGCGGCTGTCGATGCAATGCTCAGTCGCACAAAACCTGCACAGGACATCAGCATCGTAGGAAAGGCGATGAGGATATCACGACAGGCGAAAAAATCAGTTGACATCCTTTGAAAAAGCATTACAATAACAACATCAACCAA